CTTGCGATCGGCGATGGCCAATATGCGAGGCGCTTTGAGTTCGATTACGGGCATGGGATTCTCCTCGGGAGGGTCGTTATCGCATTACAACGTTTTTACGCACCAGGTGGAGAACCCGGCCTTGCCTGAACCCCGCGCAGCCCATGCGGAGTTCGAACCGCGGCGAAGGGGTGCCGCGGGCGCTACAGAAAAAGAGGGGAGAAGCCCCACGCCGTCTCCCCAGGAGAAACGTCTTAAGCGCCGACGAGGTATGCCGCGATGGCGTTGGTTACGGTCAACGTGATGGGCGGCGTGCCGGCCGCCTGGTAGTTGGTGGTTTCGTCGTTCTCCACCTGCCAGACGGTCATATCGCCATCGAAGCCCAGCTTGGTGGTCTTAAGGTGCATGGCCGGGATGGAGATGGTCATCTGCGCGGCCGCGCCGGAGTTGACGGTCAAAGCATAATCGGCAGCCGTGTCGTTGGCGAAGAGCGTGTAGATGTCGTCGGTATCCTTGGCGGCAAACGTTGTCGACAACGAGAATTTCGGGCTGCCCTTGCGCACGAAGATGCCGTAGAGGCCGCCGCCCGGCGCCTTGTGGACCTGAAGCTGATTCGACAGCTTGAGGGTGGTATTCATGTGCCGCCCGATGAAGCTGACGGGCGTGCCCACGGGGCCGAAAGAGAGTGCGCCATCGGAGCCGAGCAAATAGCTCTCGGTGGGGGCGGTGGGCATGGCGTTGATAGTGTGCGCGATCTCGCGGCCGGTGCCCACCATGCTCATCTCCGCCATGATGGCGCCGATGTCATTGATGGTGAGCGTCACCTCGTCCATGCACATGTCGGGGTAGGTGTGATGCAGATCTTCGGTGTCTTCGACATAGAGCGTCGTGGGCACCGCCGTGCGCGTGGTTTCGTCGAAGGCAAAGGTGTGGGTGTAGATGCCGGGCGCCAGGGCGTCGGCGAGATCCGTGCCCACCATCGTCGGCGCGCCCGTGTCTCCGCTGGTGGCCGAAAAGGTCATCTGCGTTCCCGCCAGGTTCAGCGCGGCCGTGATGCCATAGCTGGCGTTGGTCACGTTGATGTTGTGCAGCAGGTTGGCCATCGTGTCCGTGGTGCCCGGAGTTCCCAGCGTGATGCTGTAGGCGGTGACGCCGTCGCCCTTTACGCCGCTGAGCGTGCCGATGAGGATGTCAGTGGCGTTGGCCACGGCAAGAGTCCCCGCGAGCGACGCCAGAACCGGCGGAGTCTCGCCCGTCGTAACCACGTCAACACCGCTGAGCAGCGCCAGCATCCAGCCTGCCAGCCAGGGCGAGAGTTCCGCCTTGAAGCCGCCGAACTTGGTGTCGTAGGCCGTGATCTGCCCATTGGTGGCGAAGGCGGTGCCCTTGCCCGCGTAGGCAATGTCGGAGCGGCGCGTGATGGTGCGCTCCAAAGCCGCCGCGCCGTCGAAGCGCTGGCGGCGGGTCAGGTTCGCATCGGCCAGCGCTGTGTTCCAGGCGGCCTGCGAGTTGGCGCTGAGCACCAGGTTTCGGAGTGTTTTCCACTGGGAGAGAAAGTTGTAAGGACCGGCCATCACTTCACCTCGCTTGTCGGTTGAACCACGGGACTCTGGGGTGCGTCGGTGTGCGACGCGGGAACTTTGATAACGCGCTTGCCTGTAGATGCCGCTTTGGCCGCGGCCACGGCAAGCTGGAGGATAGGAGCGCCGCCGGCGCATTGCCGCGATAGCATCCTCGCCCATTCGCTGCTGAGCACGCGCACGGGCTGCACGGCTGTGAAGGTGTAGGCGAAGTGGCCGTTGGCGATGCGCACATACCCGCCCGCGCCGGCAAAGGCCACGCCCGCCGCGGTGAGCTGCACCTGAACGAAATCGGGAGCCGCCGCGCTCATAATCCAAACCTCGCATTCGGGCCGTTGAACTGTGCAATGCCCTCGACGGTAAGAGCGATCGAAAAGAACTGATCCACCGGGCCGCCGTCGCCGGGGATGACGAGCTGCACGCCTTCGAGTTCGATAGGCATGGAGCTGGTGCCATCGGCCAGCGCCAGGCGCGCGCCGGCAAGCTGATTCAGAGCCACGCCCACTAAGACAAGGGTCTTCAGCCGCTCGTCCGCCTTGGAGCGCAGGTTCTGCTCGAAGCACATCACCTCGAAGCTCAAAGCGCCCTGGTAGGTGAGGCGCTGATTGTCGCGCAGGTTGGCATACTTCACCCCGGCAAACATCACGCGCATCGAGGGCGGCTTGATGGCGAGCTGGCCCGCGGCGTTGAAGTCGCGCGTGCCCACGGAGTCGATGTCGATAAGCGCCGGCGCGTCCACCGTGCCATAGGCCGCGGGCATCGTGGCTTTGAGCAGCTCGATCAGAGCCGCTTCGACCTGCGCGATCTGGAACTGCGATGGAGAGCCGCTCATCGTCCCGGCTCCAATCCGGCGGCGTGCACCTTGCTCTTCACCCATGCGCTCACCAGGCCTTCAATGCGGCCGGGATCCTCCGGCCGAAAGACAACGTAAGGCCGCGCGGGAATGTTCTGGTGGCGGGTATGCGCGGAGACGCTCTCGACGCGCTGATTGCGCGGCCCGGCGATGCGCCGGCGCAGCATCTGCTGACGCCCCATCTTGTTCAGGATGGACATGCGGCCCACGCCCAGGCCGGAGGAAAGCCTTGTGCGCGTGTGGGCCTTGACCTTGGCGGTCGCCGCTTCCATGGCGGCCGTGCGCGGGCCGAAGACCGAGCCGCGATCGCGCGAGCCGAACTGGTGGACGGCGGCATAGATCAGATTAGTGCCGATCGTGGTTTCGTTCTCGGTATTCGCCGCGTGGATGGAGTTGCGTAGCGTGCCGCGCCCGATCAGCAGCTTGTGCCCCGCGCCGTAGTATTTGGCATCCTTGGCGACGGTTGATGGCGCAAGTCGCGGCCAGGAGCCTTGCGGCGAGCCTTCGTCGCGAAAGGTCTGATAGATGCTCTTCAGCATCAGCAGGCCGATCTGGCGCATCAGCTCGCCCTTTTCCGCGAGCGATGCGCGGAACTTGCCCAGGGCCACGCGGGTGTGGCTGCTGTCGATCTGGATCACTTCGCTCATACAAAGCCCTCCAGATCGCGGTCGCCGAAGCGCAGGTGACGGTCTTTGCTGGAGATCTCCGGGCCGCCCAGCGAGGCTTGCGGCTGCTGGCCCGAGGGCTGGTCGAGCGAGGCCTTGGAGTTGGCGATGTCTTTCAAAAACGCGATCGCCTGGTCGAAGCGATCCTTCACCGTCTCGCCCACGTTGGTCTCGCGCCGCCGGCTGAAGAGCAGGTAGACGGCGATGTCCAGGGTGAGCGACTTCACATCGTCCGACTGCTGCAACGGCGTGATGTAGCGGTTGCGGCAGTAGCTCTCAACGCGGCCCGAAGCCTCTTCCAGCGCGGCGGCCACAACGGCTGTGTTGATGGCGCCGCTGTTATCGTCGTCGGTGAGTTCGGTCAGATCCTTCACGGTGAGGCGAAGGGGGACCAGGTCGGATTGAGTCGCGTAGGCCATGGGCGCCAGGGGTCAGGGGTCAGGGGTCAGTTATCAGCCGCCAGTTACTTGGCTGGGGTGATGAGCTTGGCGGCGACGTGCGGGGCGGCTTCTTTCGCGGTGAGCGAAATGACCTGGCCACGCACCAGCAGCTTGCTTTTGTGAAAGAAGTTGCTCAGCACGGTGTGGAGGTTTTCGGTAGGCTCTTTTTCGGCGGCCATCGGGAATCCTTTCATTTCGGTTTCAGATTGCAAGAGGCGCGCCCTTGTTGAAAGCGCGCCTCTTGGTAATTCCTGAGAAACGCGCGGCTTACTTCTCGCGAATCTCGGTGGTCTTCGTGTCCTTGGCGGCCTCGGCGGGCTTCGCGTCGGCGTGGACTTCTGTGGTCTTCGTGTCCGTCTCGGGCTTCGAGTCGGCGTGGGTTTCAGTGGTCTTTTCGGTGCGGGTGCTGTCCATTGTCCTTCTCCTTGGTTCCTTGGTTCAAAAGGGCGCGCCCTGGTTGGAAGCGCGCCTCTTTTGTCGAACAGGTTATGCCGCCCCTTAGCCTTCGAGCAGGCCGGGGAGTGTGACCATGGTGGGAGCGGTCTTGAGGCAGTTGAGGAACGGGAAGCCCGTCTCCGTCGCCGTGGCCTGGATGGAGTAGTACCAGTCCACGCTTTGCCAGTAGGTCTTCTTGTCGAGTTCGGGATCGAGCCACTCCAGAACGCCGTAGCCGTCGATGGTGCCCGGCGCGGCCGGCATGGAGATATTGCCGCCATCGTTGCCGGGGATCTGGCCGCCCGCCCAGACAAAGGTCTTGGCGCAGCTCACGTCGTCGCGGGTGGCGTTGGGGCTGGCGTAGCCCAGGAAGGCGCTGCTGCCCCAGATCCACGAAGATGTCATGTTCTGCGACGCCTTGATGGCTCCGGCGCGCACGCACTTGACGCCAAAGACACTGCTCAGCTTGTCGATGTCGATGATGCCCAGCGCGTTGGTGTACATGAAGCGGTTGATGATGTCCGGATGGTTCTTGAGCGCGACCACGCAGGGCGAGCTGAGAACCAGCACCATCTGGTCGTCGGCGATACCGGCCTGGCGGAGCAACTCCTTGGCCTCTTCAACCTGCACAATGGGGTGCGATCCGTCAGTGCCTTCGTCGTGCACGGCGGGATACACGTCCCACTGATTGTTCGATCCGGACGAGAGATCGACGCCGTTGGGGAAGTTCGAGAGCGAGAGCAGCAGCGTGGCGATCTCATTCTCGCGCGAGCGCCGGATGCGCCCGATCAGGTCGCCGGTGAGGTGCTGCTTCGTCGAGAAGCCCAGGCCCAGGCCGTAAGCCTCTTCTTCGAAGGCCACCGAGCCCTTGAGGGCGTGCGACCGGCAGAAGTAGTTGCTGGTGGAGTACGAGCGCCGGATGGTGCCCGCGCCGGCGCTGGGAGCGCGCAGCGTCGATCCGGGAATAATCAGGTTCTGACGATCCCAGATCAGGTAAGGGAAGGACTGCCGCTCGACAGGAACCTTCGGGCAGAAGATGTCGCCGACCAGCGGAACCTGGTCATCGGCGAATTCCTTCGCGTAGTTGCTCAGGGCTACATTCGGAAACCCTGCTGGTGCCAGGCCAACATAACCGCCCATTGCTTCTTCCTCCTCGTCCGCCGCGGCGGAGTGAAATCGTCAGTTGCGGTGCGCGGGCGGCGCGTGGCCGCCCGGTTGAAATCCGTTACGAGAGAATGACCGGAGTCGGGCCGGTGAGTCCCTTCACCATCCACTTCTGGGCGACCGCCTCAAGCTGGATGCCGTCGCCGATGGCGGCGAAGGTGGCGTAGCCCGTGGTGGCGCCGATGATGATGCCCGCGCCAACCTGCACGGTGTGAGCGTGCGCCGTCTCGGCCACGATGTAGATTTTGGTGCCGTCCTGCGCCGCCGTCGGCGTGGCCAGCGTCACCGCCAGAGCGGCGCCGGTTCCCAGGCCATAAGTGCCGGATACGACTGGGATGGCGGTCGAGGTGGTCAGGTGCGTGACGGGGCCCAGGCTCGTGTAGTTATCGAGCGTTGCGGAGCCGACAAGCGCCGCGACGTTCCAGATGCCCGCCATGGCCACCAAGACGACAGTGTCGCCCTGCTGATGGAACGTAACCACATGGCCGGTCCCGTTGATCTTGTTGCCGGCCGTGGTAATGGTGTGGGCGTGCGCCGTCTCGGCGGTGATGGTAAGCACGGTGCCATCCTGCGGGCTGCTGGGCGTGGCCAGCGTCATGGCCAGCGCGCCACCGCTGCCCAGGCCGTAAGTTCCGGAGACTACCGGAATTGCGTCCGAGGCGACGACGTGCGTGTACGCGAAGGTGGGCACCACGGTATTCGCCGCCAGGAAGCCGAAGAGGCCAAGCACGAAGACGTTGGCATAGCTGCCGGGAGAGACGTAGGTCTGCGATTCCAGCGCGACGGCCAGCACCGCGGTGCCGGGCGTGGCGGGGATCAACTGCCCCGCGGCGTTCACGCTGAGCGCCTGCAGCGCGCTCACGTTGGCGCCGATCTTGGCAATCGCCTGGCCGAATTCGATGACGGAGCAGGGATTGTTGAGGTTCAGCGCGTCCTCTTCGAGAATGCCCGCGCAGAGCTGGCCGGCCGCGGAGGCCAGCGTGGCATGGTAGGCATCCGCGCCGTAACTGACCGCGAGCCCGCGAGAGTAGCCGGTGACGGCCGTGGGCAGCAGGGATTCCTTTGCCTGCACGCCTTGCGGCCCCTTCGCTTCCGTGTAAATGTTCGCCATCGTGCCCTCCTTGGGCTGTGCTTCAAATTCTTGCTGAAGGAATAGCAGCTCTTCAGCTTTTTCCCCGCCGCTGCTCCGGAAGCATCCCGCCAGGGCGGATGCTGTGATTTGTTAGACCGCGCCGCCGGTGGAGGCCGCGGCCTGGGTCAGCTCGGGATGCTCGTGCGCAACCTCAGCCAGAGCTTCGCCGAAGCTGATGCCCTTGCCGCCGTTGTCGGCCTTGCGCTCCTTTTGCCGGGCGCGCGCCGCGTCGGTGAGCGGATCGCCGCTGGAGGCGCCATGCGCAGCCGGGGCGGCGCCGAACTCGACGATCTTGCCGCCGGGAACGATCTTCGGCAGGCCTTCGAGGAAGAGCGTGAGCGTTTCCAGCGCCGTGACCTGCTTCTTCTTATCACCCTCGCCGAATTCGACGGTGAGCTTGGATGCGGCCAGCTCCTCGAAGATCGGCCCCAGGCCCATCTTGTCGAAGGCGGGGATCCACTTGCCCGCGGTCTTCAATCGCGCAACGGCCGCGGTGGCGCGCTGCTTCACTTCGCCGCCGGCGAGAGCGGCTTCGCGCTCGGCGAACTGGGTTTTCTGCGCGGCGGAGTCGGTTTCGAGCGCGGCGATCTTGGCCGTGAGCGGCGCGGCGGCAGCGGTCGCGGCCTCGGCCGCAATGCGCTTGACATCGTCTTCACTGAAGGTTTTGGGCTCGGGCGACCCGCCCTTGAGCAGCTCGGCAAAGAATGCCTTGAATTGCTCGAATCCGGTTTTGTTGTCAGCAGACACAGTTTCCTCCTCGCCGAAGTCCACGCTGATGAACTTCTGGCCGTGATCGTCGAATGCGATGTCTTGCAGACCCTTGACTTCGGGAATGCCCGCCCCCAGCCACGCCAGGTGGCGCAGGCCGGTAACATTGCCGGCATCGTCCTGATAGAACGCCGCCGAGCGCTTTTTGAACTTGCCCGCCTTGCGAGCCTCCTCGAACTTGGGATCCACCTTGCTCTCGCGGGCCAGCAACTTGTCGCCGTCGAGCATGAGCGCATCGATCCAGCCATAGGCAGGCTGATCGTCCGCCGTGTGGCCCAGCGTCTCCGGAGCCTCGTGATAGCTAGGGTCGTAGTTGCGCACCACGCGGCGCAGATCGTCGGGAGTGATAACTCCCTTGCCCGCTTTGGAATAATCGCCGGCGCGGAAGATCTCGATCCATGGGCGCGGCGCTTCGCCATGTTCACTGCCGCCGACCGTCTTCTCCTGAGCCATGCAGTCACCTTATCGCCTTCAATTCCCGCGCTGTCGTATAACTCAAACAAGGCGGATAAAACGGAAAGAATAGATCGTCACGGACTCATCAGCGTGTGGAAGCCATGCGCGGGCACTCCCGCGATGGCTAGCAGCGGCAGCCGTTCAATGCCGCCTTCGCCGCTGCCCTCCGGAGCTTCGTCCTCCGGAACGGGGATCACCGAGCAGCGGCAGTTATAGTCGTTGGGCGGATAGATCTTCCGCCATACGGGATCGATGGCCCGCGCGCAGAAGCCGTCGAGCGAAGCATGAGCCGGCCGCACGCGCGCGTCGCCTACCGTCCAGTACTGCCAGTAGGGCAGCGCGTCCATCGTAGCCGGCTCGCGCATCTGCTCCAGACGCCCGGCTGAGTAGGCTTTGCCGCTGTTGGTCTGGAAGACGGTGTCCAGCTCGAAGGCGGTGAGTTTCTGCACGCCCTCCTCCGTACATAGCTGGTCAACCTGGGCGCGGAAGTCGCGCGCCGTGCCGCCCTTGGCCAGCGTCTCGCTCAGCGTGTCGCGGATCTTCGCAATCAATCGCTGGTCGCTCACACCGGCCACGGTGAAGGCGTCGCGGCGGTACTGCGAGGTAAGCCCGTCGAAGAGGTGGCGGGTTACCGGCGTCAGGTTGCGCAGATACTCGATTGCGCCGGTGGGCGGCAGATCGAAGCTGAAACCCACGCCCAGCGTGTCGCCGGCGGCATTGTGATCGTCATCCGCAAAACTTACCCCATGATGCGAGGTGAGCGCCAGGCGCGCCGGCTTGCCTGTCTTCGATATAGCGAACCGGGCGATATGCAGCCGGCCCAGCAGGTTGGCCGCGGCCAGGTGCTCCGCCAGCATGTCGCCGAGCTGGGCCTGCGCTTCGCGATAGTCGGTCATACGTTCGCCTCCGGCGAACAGGGGTTAGGGATCAGGGGTTAGGGGTTAGTCAAACCGTGCCCTTTAATGCAACTGCGGCGTTAGCGGTCATCACAGCTTCGCGAACGTGGCGGAGCGCCGCCTGCTGATCCGCGCAGGTTGGTGTGTTGTCCAGGATCGTCTCGGCAAAATCGCGCGCGGCCGTGCGCAGCGCGCTGTACTGATCGAGCTGTGTTACCAAGGGCGCATGATAGCTGAAAACGTCTTTGAGATTCGCTTTTGTGATCGCCATGCTTCTTCCGCCTTTCCCTAACCTCTGACCCCTAACCCCTGACCCCTGTTTTCTAACCCCTACCCCGCCACAGCGGAGTCCGCGATCTCGCGGATCCGCCGCGCGAAGATCTTCCTGCCCGCAGCCTGCTCCTGCGCAAAGAGCTGATCGTATTGCTTCATCTCGCGCCGCATCGCCGCTTCCGCCGTCTTCTCGGCGAAGGTCGATGTCGTACTATCGCGCAGCGCCACGGTTGGCGCGGTAACGTTGGGCACTATTTCCTGATCTGGAGTCTCGCCCGGCGTGATGGGCCGGTCATAGCGATCGGCGATGTAGCCCACGGTGAACTTCTTGCCCATGCGCTGCAGGCCGCTGTCCACCGTAAGCGCCAGCCCCAAGTCCTCTGCCTCTTCCAGGTCGAACTGCCACACCGGCATGGGCGCGCTGGGGCCGAAGTTCCACAGCACCAGCGGCTTGATGAGTTGATCGTTGACCACCGATTGCAGACTGCGGCATAGCTCGACGCTGCGCTTATCCAGCGTGTCGGCGTGGGTCTGGCCCTGCGCCTTCGAGCCGCCGCCGCCTTCGTTGCCGAAACTGGTCAATGTCTCGCCCAACGTCCTCCGCGCGATGGAGTATTGCATGGCCTGGAAGAAGTGCTCGTAGACATCGGGATTCTGCGCGCGGGCCACTTTGAGGAGCTCAGCCTCAAACTCAAAGCCTTTGGGGACGGCGATGGCCACGCTGTCAACCAACGCCTGGGCAATGTCCACGGCGCGCTTGCGCTCGCTGGCATTGTCGGCATCGTTGTAATGCACCACGGCCGTGCCGGGGCCTTTCTCGGCAAACTGCATCCACAGCCGCTGCACGTTGCGCTTGAACCAGCTCGGCCAGAAGACCGCCTTCAACAGCGGCCTCCCCATGCGGTTGCGGCTGCGCTTGCGATAGCTGAATATGAGAAACTTCTGCTCCGGAACCTCGGCGCCGGAGGAGGCATAGGGATTGTCGAGCAACTGCAGGTTGCCCACCTGCGGATAGAAGCGGTTGCCGAAGAGAAACAACTCTTGCGGGCAGTCGTTGATCGCCAGCAGCGAAGCCTGGCCCATGGAGGCATCGAAGACCAGCTCCTGCACGCTGAAGCCGTAGCCGGGCGCATCGAGCACGCAATCCAGCACGGCATGAAAGTCCAGCTTGCCCAGTTCGGCCTCGATAAACTCCTTCACCTCCTGGGCCTGGGCGGATTCGTCGCGCGGCGCGGGCAGCACACTGCGATCGCGCTCCAGAACCGACAGCTTGAGCGTATCCAGGCAGTTGGCCACATCCTCGTCTTTGTCTTCCAGCTCGCGGAAGTAGGCCATAGTCTGGCTCATGTTATAAGTCATGGCCGCCCATATCTCGCTGGGGTTGCGCGTGCCTCCGAAGGCCAGCGTGTTGCGGTAGAGCGAGATCTGCTGCATGTACAGGCTGCTGGACGAGAGCATCTCGCCCCTGGGCGGCATGGCGGGAACGGCGGGAATCTTTTTGTCGGCCATCACAGGTAGCCTTTCAGTTGGGCGTAGGAGGTGGGCTTCTCACTGGCCTCGACGCCGGCGAGAACAAACGCGCCCCCGTCGGCGGCCAGATCGGCGAGCGCTTTGGCCCAAAATGCGTCGGCATGGGCGAAGAGCTTCCTTTTTTCTCCGCCGGCGACGGCTGTGTCCACCTCGATGCGCGGCGCGTCGAAGGTAACACCGCTGGGCGTGGCCTGGCGCTTGATGGCCATCAGCTCGGCGCGGATCTGCGGATCGTAGGGAATGCGGCTGCGCTGCTGCTCCATGCGTTTCTTGATGCGGATGGCCAGGTCCGTCTTCATCTTCACGCCATTGTCGTTCGAGCCGCCGAAGCTCACGCCCATCAGCCGGCCTTCGTTTTGCAGGTTGAGCAGGTCATAGAGGCCCACGCCCATGCCCGTCATATCGATGGCTGACCTGCTGGTCATGCGCACGATGGGATTCAGCCGTTTGGCCTGGTCAGGGAACGTCATGGCGTGCAGCTTGATCACCGCGCGCGTCCAGGCCACGTCGCCGATCTGCTCGTCGAGCCAGCCACAGGTGGCGTCGTGGACACGGCCCACGTCGATGCCCAGATGCAGCGGCCCTCGGGGATGAAAGTCTGGAGGCAGATCGACGGTTGCGCCCGCATCCTCGCAGGCGGCGATCAACTCCAGCGGCAGCCAGGCGCCGGTGGATTTGAGGAAGACGCAGCAGAACTCCTGGTTCCAGGTGTCTTCGTCGTTCAGGCCGCGGCGCATCTCCTCGATGTCGATGGGGCAGCCCTCGGCCACGGCTAGGTGAACGTCCACCCAGTGGCCGCTCCATCCGTCGCGCTTGACGGGCAGCCCCGCAGGCGCGACACCCATCTCCAGCCCGAGGTTGCGGGCGATGTCGTAGAACTTGCCTTGCTCGCCGTTGGGGGTGGAGAGCACTTCGAGCGAGTTACCGAGCGCCACCTGGCGGAAGACGGCCGCGAAGATAGCGTAGCTGTCTTCGTGGTGCGCGAATTCGTCGAGCACCGCGTCGCCGGGATAGCCGCGAGCCGTGCGCGGGTTGGCGGGCAGAGCGATGATGCGCGAGCCATTGGGAAACGCGATGCGGCTCTGGATAGCCTCGATGCGGCCCAGCGCGTCAACAAAGTCCTCGTCGGCGAACATGCGCGCCGTTCCGCCCATGAGCTGGCAGAGCTTGGCGCAGGTCTCAACAAACTCGATCGACTGCGCCTTCGAGGCCGAGAGAACAGTCGTCGTGCGGCCTGGAACGCGCATCGACATCTCGACGCGGCGATAGGCGGTGGCGAAAGAGAAGCCGATGCGCGCGGCCTTCACCGCACACTTGAAGCGGGCGTCGTCGTCGATCCAGCGCTGCTGATAGGGTCGCATCTGCAGCACGGCCGGCAGCTTGATCTCGTGATCGAGAACCTCAATCATGAGCGGTCACCGGGGCCCCCGGCGAGAGGTCCACCTCGACGGGGCGTAGTGGCGGCAGCCCGAAGGTGCGCTCGCGCAGCAGATTGATGTCCTCCAGCGAGAACTGCCCGCTGCCCTTAGCCACGCGCTGCGTAGCCTGGTCAACCTGTTCGCGGGCCTGGCGCTCGCGCTCTTCCAGCATCCTCACTCTGCGCTCATCCACATCCACGCGCTTGGCTTGCAGATCCACGCGCTGCAGGCGGCTCATGGTGAGCGAGAGCGCGTTCAGCCCGTCGAGAAACTTGGCCTGGTCGCCGGGCCCCACGTTGCGCATCAGCGTGAAGACCTGGTCGCGCATGGCGTTCATCACCGCCGCGTTCGAGTCCGGCAATGTCTTCGAGGCAAAGGCCGCCGCCCACTCCCGCGCCTGGGCGCTCTCGCGCATCACCTGGGCGCGGACTTGATTCACGCGAATATCGAACCAGCGTTGTAAGCTGCTCTTCGCCAGGCGCAGGCCGGGGAAGAGATCGAGCGCGCCGGCATCCACCGCAACCCAGTCGATAAAGCCGCCGCCGTCCTTCTCCCACTCCGCGCTGTAGGGCCGCGCCGACTGCTCCTCGATCTCGACCCACGTCCGGCCGCGCGCGTAGAGGGTTTTGATGGCCTCGCGCGCCGCCTCGGGCAGCCGATCGATCTTAAGCGGCTGATGCGCCTTGCGCGGCTCTCCGGTCTTTGGCTTGGGTTTCATCGTCAGATCTGCACCTTGGCGATAATCGCCGCCGGCATCCCCGCCAGCAGCACGCGCGCCGTCTGCACGCCCAGCAGGTAGCCGACTTGAATATCGCTGGTGGCATGCTCCCCGAGCGCTTCGCCTAGCTCATTCAGTTGCTTGTCGTGGTGCGCCGCGTCCAGCTCTGCAACCTGGTCGAGCGCCTGCTCGATCATCTCCGCGCTGGGAATAATCATGGTGTTGGCTCCTTTCAGTCGAAGCGCACAAGGTCGTTGCTCTTGCGCCGCAGATAGAAACGCAGCCCCTCGGCCGAGAGAACGATCTCGCGGATCGCCATGCAGCCGGCGTCTTCGTTGAACTCTTCCCTGAAGTCGATATAGCCCACCTGCTTCAAATCCTGAAGCAGGGTGCGCACCTGGAAGAGGCTGATATGAAAGCCCGAATCCTGCATCACCGCCGTCAGCTCCAGATCGGTCAGCCGGTGAAGCTGATTTTCATGGCCGATCCGGATCTGCTTCAGCACGAAAGCCGCGCGGGTTCTGTATTGTGCCAACTGCTGCAAATTAGCTTCCATCGGAGGCCTCCGTCTCGCGTTCCTTCTTATTCAGAGCCGTCTTTTCGGCGCTCAGCATCGAGTGCAGGGTCTGCACGCCTTGCCGTAATTCCTTCAGCGCCTCGCTCTGTTGCCGCATCGCTTCGTCCTGGCGGTCGAGGCGCTCGTACAATGGGGGAAACTCCTGGGCGGCGTAGAGCACCAGCCGCCTGGTCTCCTCGGCCTGGCGGCTTCCCTGGTCGGCCAGCATGGTAAGTGCCTCGGCGGTCTTCCCCGCCGCCTCCGCGCTGGTGCTAACTCCTTGAGCTAGCGCCTCGAAGCTCCGGCTAACTGTCACGTTAATGCCCTCAAGGAATTTCCCCATCACAAAGATAGCGACGATGGAAATCAGGAAGGCCGGACCCCAGGCTTCCAGTAATTTGAAGCCCTGCTCCGGCTCGGCCTTCAACACCTGGTAAGCGCCGTCCACGACGGCCAGCATCCCGGCTCCCCCGAGCAGGATGCCGCCATTGCGCAGAAAGCTCGTCAGCCAGACCCTTTCCGGCACCATCTTCGGCGCCCCGCCCTGCCCCAATCCCAAACTTGTCATCGCGGCCGTTTTCCCCTCCCTGACCCGTCCTCAACCCAAAAAGCGCTTCGCGGGGGTCGGCTCACCCCCTAAAATCGATTTCTTGCCACTTTCCCGCACGCTCCAGCCGTTTTCTCGACCCCTGTGCCCCTACCCCAGCCAAAATCTCACCGGACGCCTAGAACCAGCGCCAGCGCGTTTCTCTACTTCTTCGCCCCGGCCACCGCTTCCGCCACCGTCAGGTTGTCCGGCCGGAGCCACATCTCGGCGAACTTCGCCTGGAACTCCCGGACCGCCTCCGGATCGGTGGAAAACGTGGCGGAATTGTCCTGCCGGCCCTCACCCTGTTCGCTGAAATTTGCGCTGCCGTCGCGGACCGCCTTCCCATCGACGCAGTAACTCTTCAGGTGCATCAGAACTTTCGAGTACTTCACCCGTATCTCGACGCCAGGTAATCCGATAAGTTCATGAAGGGAAATTCGGGCGCAATTTATGTCCGCCCGGCACTCGGACTCCACTTCACCCCGGTCGAGATAGATTCTGATGGTAACTCCATGCCTGGCGCGATCGGCCAGAGCTTCAACCACCGCCCGGTCCGTCAAAGAATATGCCGCAAGGTCCACCGACTTCTGGGCCAGGCCGATCTCTAGGGAGTCGATATTCTCCAGGCTCCGGCCGGGAGAGTAGAGCGTGCCCTGGGCCATGAGCGCCCCGGCGCAGAAGAGAGTTACCAGCAGCACGCCGAAGAGCCGCCTGGGACCATCCCAGCCCGGCGAAGGCGGAGGCACGCTGGGGCCACTGACCCCTGACCCCTGATCCCTGATCCCTCGTCTCAGCGCATCCATCCGCGCAATCTCGGCACTCAGCGCCGCGGGCAGCTCAGCCTTCGCCGTGGCTTCCATATCCGCGATCGCGGCCCCCGCTCCGCCGCCCGCCCGGTAATCCACGCCCGCCCGAGCCACACCCTGCAACACGGCCAGCAGCTCGGCCTGGTGGCGCTCGGCCTTGGCCGCCATGCCGGCGATGCCCAGGCCGACGCCGAGCAGCGCCAGCCCGGTCTGCGCGTCCAGCACGCCCGCGGCCACCGCCCATACCGCCGCCAGCATCACCAGCAGGCCGCCGACAATCGTCTTCTTGCCCTGCCACCAGGCCAGCACTTCACTTATGATGCTCGCCATTTCACACCTCCGCTTTTCTGATCCCTGACCCCTGATCCCTGACCCCTGCTCTTAAACCTTCACGCTCTCCACCAGCGATCGAATCTTGCCCTCGACCAGGCTCTCGGCCACGTACCACGGCTTGCGCGTGCACTGGATCAGCAGCGTGCCGTCCTTCGATTCATAGGTCCAGCGCGCCGCAAAGCCCGCGCCGCTGGCCGTGCCCGTGCCGCCCGTCTCCTCCGTGGCCTCAGCCTGCGCCCTGATCCGCGCGACGATGGCGCGGAAGGCGCGCGGCGAGACGTTCTTGAAGGTGACGGGATGGCACATGGGGTTTGCTCCGCAAAACAGGGATCAGGGATCAGGGGTCAGGGATCAGTCCCTAAAAACCAGCTTCTCGAAGCGTCAACCCCCGCGGCAGCAGGCCTCGATCCTTCTCCATCTGGAAGGCCTGCTCCACCTTGGCGCGGTCGAGGAAGGGCTTCATGTTATTCAGCGAGACCTTCACTTGCACCGTCGGCGCTTGATTGATGGTCTGTAGCAGGCCGCTGGCGATGGTGAGTCCCAAGGCAATCGTGGTCAGTATCTCCTTGGCGGTGTTTTGCGAATTCGGATTCTTGACCTGGGCCACCTGCAGCAGCCCGGCGCTGTCGGCCGTGGCCAGCTCGCCCACGAAGGCCGTAATCTGCGCCAGCGTCGAGGCGGAGGGCGCGGCGAGGTATTGCTTGCAGGCGGCCTCTAATAGCGGCGCATCGGTGTTGATGAGCGTGACGGCATTCTGTAGCACAGCCGCGTCGCCGGGGTCGAAGGCTGCAATGTCGGTGAGCAGCGCAGTGGCGTCCGGGGCCAGCACGCCGGTCCAGGTATCGATTTGCTGGACGACGCTGTTGATCTTGGCCTGCGAGGGCGAGCAGGCCGTCAGGGGGAGGGCTAGCGTGCAGCACAGCAGGGCGATGGTTACAGTCCAAACGTTTTTCATGAGAATGCTCCTTTTCAGGTTCAACCGCGTTACTTTCCAAACGAAAACAGCAGGCCGATCACCGGCTGGTACCCGGATCCGCCCGAGACACTCGATTTGAGGAAGCGCACCGTGGGCATCACGCCGAAGCTGCCTTTCAGCCTCACCGTCACCGCCGCGCCGCCGCTCCACTGCCAGCCGGTATTCGCGCCGGTCCAACTGATGCCCGCCGCCGTGGGCAGGTACAGCCCCACGCGGCCCACGCTGAAGAGCTTTTGCGCCACGCCCGCGCCCACGTTGCTGGTCACGGCGAATGGCTTGATGGTGCCCGGCAGCGCGTCGATCGCCGCGAAAGCATAAGTCCCCGGCCCCGCCACGTAGTGCGCGTAGAGCGCGGTGCCCGCCACGCTGGGCCGGGCGTTGATGTTGTATGAGCCGCCGATGGCGTAAAGATTCTGCACCGGCGCCTGCGCTTGGGCTGCCAGCGAGATGAAGAGAGCGATTACGAGGAGGAGAGTCTTCATGCGGGCTGGCCCTTCCACAGTGCGAATTCCTGTTCGCGGCGCGCTTTCAGACCGGGGCTTACCGGCGCATTGGGCCCAGCGCCCAGGTGATCCCATAGCAGGAGCTGCTGGGCGGCGCCGTCGTAGTCTTTGGCGTTCAGCTTTTTCAGCAGTGTCGAGCCGGCTAATTTGCCCGATCCCAGGTTGAAGGTGAAGTCGATAAGGGCGTCGAATTGGCCCTGAGTGAGCGCCACCTTCACCAGGCGGCCCACCGCGTCTTCGGCGGACTCGACATCGTCGGTGAGGATGCGCTCGGCCGTAGCCAGGTCGATACCCTGCGCCCAGCAATCGGGCACCTGATTCAGGATGTGATGGCCGTAGCCGATGGAGACGCCGCCGGCGTCGGGGTAGGGTTTATCGGCAAAGCCCTCGCTGCGCTTGATAAGCTCAATCCCCGCCGCGCTCGTCTGCATGGCTGCTCCCCCGTCTGACCACTGACCACTGACCACTGTCCCAGAAGCACCGCCGCGCGGGAGGTTAAGTCGCGCGGCGCCGCTCCGCTCTGGCAACTCCACCTCCTCCAATTTCGTGGATGGCGTGGATCGCGACCTTCCGGCCGGCCAGCTATAGATGCCAGATTAGCGGGGGAGTTCGAGGCGCTGCCCTATAACGTCAACAGCGCGGACAAAGCGGATAAATTAAAAGATAGGGGTCAGGGATCAGGGATCAGGGACCGGGCGATGTAAATATATTTACATCGGCTAAGTTTTTCCGGCGGCCTTCAATTTCGCCAAGCCTTCAATCAAAACAAAAGGGAACCCCGGCAGATCGTCCTGTATTTCAAACCCTTGGTTTCGGGCGGTCTGGTTCCCCTTGCAAACCGCAAAACCGTAATCGAAGCGCGTGAATGAGACGATCTCCTTGTACTTGATCCGCAGGGCCTTGTGGGCGCCGCTGAAAAGAATAGCCCGGTCGGTTAAAACAAGCAACCCTTTGTCGATGGAGAAAAAGCCTTCCGAAATATCCGTCGGCCTGGATTCCCCCATGTGCGCATACACGCCGGGGACCACTCTCACACTCACGCCTGCGTAGCCCCGAGAGGGTGAACGGACCGTCTTGTCCTCCAGATACTCAGCTCCCGGAAAAGCCCAAACAGTTATTTCCCCGGCTTCAAAGTTGAATGGGAGGTCACTTGCAATCTTGACCCTAGATGGTAGAACCCCGCGAGCCAAATCCCCGCAGGCGCATGCTCTTACAAACTTTCCCCAAGCTCGATCCGCGAGCCCCGTTGGATCGATACCATAACGGTCCAACACGAGCCGGACTGTCGCTTCGACCTGCTCCTGTGAGACGCCGTCCGAACCCATTTCCTTCACGAGATAGCAGAGCCAGGCCGCGACAGCCCGGAGCAGAGTATCGCGGCTCTCCTTAGCCAGGGGATCGAGGGAGGCGGCTATTTCATCCCCGGCGGTCGCTTTCAACGGCAGGGAAATCAGAACGGCGCGAAGCTGTTCAACGGCCCGCGTTTCTACTGATTCGCGGGCAACCCGCTCCCCCTCTTGCCTCTTGTGCGCATCTCCACACCCTGGATGAACGGCTTGGAATAAGCCTGCCCACTTGCCGCAATACCTGCACTTCGCCATCTGTCCTTCACTTTCTGATCGGTGGCGCGGGGCCGAGCCGCGCCAAGCCGGCACGTTAAAGTTCCCCCTGCATCCTCACCAGCCGCGCCACCATTGAACGGTCGCGCTGGCCAGCCTCCTTCGCCTGGTCATAAAGAAAGGCCGCCATCTCCGCCATCTTGCGCGGGGTGAAGTCCGCCCCTTTTCTCTTAAGCTCCGCGTCCAGCGCTTCTATCACATAGATCAGGAGATCCTCGTCGATGGGCTGTGTCTGCTTATCCCGGACTGCCAGGTCCGCCAAGGCCATGGGGCCATCGCCCGTCAAGAGCCAGTTGACATTGAGGCCCAACTGGGCGAGAGCGAAGAGAAGGCGACTGTTGGGTGAAGTTTTCCCCAGTTCGTTGTCTTGGATCGCCCGCTTTGTGCCTTCGACAGCAGCCCCCAGTTGGGGTTGGGACAGGGAAAGACTCTCCCGGAAGGCGCGCAATCGGCTCCCGGCGGCGTGGGCATCCCACACATTCTTTGCGACTTCCACTCTCTAGCCCGTCTTCCCAAAATGGAACCGTCAGGAGGCATGTAAAAAAACTTAGACGGCACGCATTTTTTCCTTGCTTCGGGAACTTCTCCGTGCTACCTTGTCTTTTCGCGGAGGTTTCAATTGAAAGCGCATCCCAAACCCATATTACCGGAAATCGGGCGCGTTTCCCTTTTCCGGGGTATGTATAGCCGGATCGCGCGGCAACTTGGCGTCTCTCCCCAGATTGTTCGCCAGGTCGCAAACGGGATCAGCTCTTCGAAGCGCGTTGCCTTGGCTCTGAAACGGGAGATCAAGCGCATCAGCGCATCCCGGGGTGCGAGAGGCCCGAGCAAGCGGATTAAACAGCTCAGAAAAAAGGCAGCGTGAGTAAGCGACCGTCCCGGCTAGAACAGCTCGGCAAACTCCTGACAGTAATGATCGCCGTCATTGCGGGCGGCTCAAGCGATCTCCTATTAAGTCCGGCTGAAATCCGCGCGAAGCGAAGCGTTTTTCAGGGGGTGGATCCACGTCTGTTCCGGATGAACCAACGCTACAGCGGCATTTATAAGCGCGTGGCGGAAAGAATGGGCTTGACGCGGCGTTATGTGACCGCCATAGGAGAAGGTTGGCAGAAATCGAATCGAGTTTCTTTAGAGCTTCGCGCCGAAATGGCGAAGATGGACGCCGAATTTCTTGACAGGCCTGCGCCGTTGACCGCGGGGCAAATTTCTCAATTCAAGCGGGGCGGCAGATATTTTGGGCTTGGCTCACGAACCGCCCAGTCTCTCGGATTAAGCAAAAGCGCCGGTACCAAGGCCATTCATGGCGGCGGCCGCCGCGGCCTAAAAGTCCTAACCGCCCTCCGCGCCGAAATGGCCCGCGTTGATGCACAAATCGCCGCAAAGACCGAGGCCTCCGCTTGAGCGCGCAAATGGCTTTGGCTATTGCCCTTCCGGCGCCGATTGAAGCGCCGCAACGGGTTCTTCTTCCTGACCCTTCGGACCAGCAAACAGCCACTGAGCGCCTGAACATCATCAATCCAATTTTGATTTACAAGGCCGATGCGGAGCGCTTCGGCCATCTGCTGCTCAAGGACGGCTCGCGGGTGAATGGCCTGACGCGCATGGTCGAATGGGCATCGGAGTCCAGCGGTGTGAGCGTGCCTACGTTATACCGCTGGCTCAAGCGTTGGGAGAGTGGACATGAAGTGGGCCTCGCGAATCTCGCCGACAAAATGCGCGCCGACAAAAACCACAGCCGCTTTTTCAAGAAGTACGTGAGAGCGGCGTGGTTGGCGGATTATCTCTATCTCGATCCCGAATGCAAGGCCAGCGTTACCGTCTGCCACGAAAGCCTGCTTGCGAACCTCGACATGGTCGAGGTGCCCGCCGAGGATGCGCCCAGTTACTCGTGCGTCCGCGCCTATCTCAATTCGCTTCCGCGCAGCCTCACCGTGTATGCGCGAGAAGGTCGCAAGGCTTATCGCGAGCGCATGAGTCCGTACCTCAAGCGCGGCTGCACGGACGTTTACAGCAACCAGGTCTGGATCGGAGATCATGCCCTGCATGATGTCGAAGTCGCCAACGATTGCTTCGAGAACGTGGAGTGGGGCGCGCCCATTCGCGTGCGCCTCTCGGCGTTCATCGACTACCGCAGCCGCATGGTGACCGGGGCCACGTTTTGTTGGGAGGGTTCCAGCCGCTCGATCGCCGCGTGTATGCGCCGCGGCATTACGAAGTTCGGGCCTCCGGACCATATCTACGTTGACAACGGCAAAGATTATCGCAAGGCGGCCAAAGGCGCGCAGCGCGGCTGCTGTGCCGAGACGCCCGCGCAGCCCAACTGGGCCGCGGCGGAGCTGGCCTCGATCGAGGCTACCGGCTTCATGGCGCGGCTGGGCATCGCGGTAACCCATGCAATTCCGCATCACCCACAGTCGAAGGCCATCGAGCGCTTCTTCGGCACGGTGCATGAGCGCTTCGATTCGGTCTGGCCCACCTACACCAGCGGCGACCCTTTCACGCGGCCAGAGTCAACCGAGATCGCCATGATGGCCCACCGGCGGCTGCTCAAGGCCGGGCGCGTGGCCGAGAGCAAGCATCCGCTGGCTAGCCGCTTTATCCTGGCGTGCCTGGCCTGGCTTGAGGAGTACGCGGATACCCCTCACCAAGGGGAAGGCCTGGACGGCCAATCCCCGCGCCAGGTCTTCGAGCAGAATCGCAACCCCAACCAGAAGCCCGCTCCGGACCACGCGACGTTATCGCTTCTGATGGCCGAGCACGAAACCCGCCGGGTTCGCGAGTGCGCGGTCACCGTCGCCAAGCATCGCTACACGCCGGTAGACGCAGCCGGCTGGGGGGCGATGCACGAATACAACGAGCGCGAGGTGATTGTGGCCTACGACTCGGCCGACCTCGACGCCGTGGCCGCGCTCGATAAGGACGGCAACTTTCTGGCCTGGCTGGAGGCCGAGCAGCTCGTCAAGTTCGCGCCCTGGGAGCCGGAAACGCAAGCGCGGATCGCGGAGTCGATGCAGATCCGGCGGCGGCTGGAAAAAGGCAACCGGCAAACCATCGAGCTGGTGGCAACAACCGCCCGCGCCATGGGCGCGCAATCGCCGCTCGAAGCCATGGCCGGCAGGCTGCGCCTCAGCTCTGGCGAAACCGGCGCGGACGTGATTACCCAACGTAAACCCAAACGCGAGGCGGCGGAACTGCCCGCGCAACCCGCTACGCCGGCCCAAGTGGCCCGGCTCTTTTTGGAGAAAGTGTCGCAATGACAGACCGCCTGACAGCCCCCGACCGCGTGCAGAAGCTGGCGCAGGAGTATATCAACCGCAGCGGCATGTCCGCCGTGGACTTCGCCCGCAGGATCGGCTACAGCCACCCGACAGTGAGCCTCTTCTTAGCGGGTAAATACGGCCAGATCACGCCCCATATCGACAAGGTCGCCGAGGCCGCGCTCAGCTTCATCGAGAAGTACCCCGTCGAGGAGGATGCCTGGACGGGGAACATCTACGAGACCGGCGCGGTGAAAGTGATGCGCGGCGTCTTCGCCCGGCTTCTCGAACGCCCCCAAGTTTACTTGGTTTACGCGCCGCCAGGCTCGGGCAAGACGGACATCGCGCGCCACCTCATCAACCAGCACAACGCCGGGCGCGCCGCCGGCGACATGCGCTTCATCTTCCGCGTCTACTGCCGGAGCTGCATCCGCCCGCGCGACCTGATGCGGCGCATCAGCGCGGCCTGCGGAACGGAGGCCAACACGGCCATCGACCGCGCCATCCGCAATTTGAGGTGGGATTTCAAGGGCGCGCGCGTGCTGCTGTACTTCGACGAAGCCCAGCACCTGTCGATCGACTGTTTTGAAACCGTGCGCGAGCTGCTCGACGAAGATCCGCGCTTCTCACTGTGCTTTGCGGGCAGCCACGAACTCGACCGCACCTTCGCCAAGTTTGCCGGGACGCTTGAGCAGCTCCAGCGCCGCATCACCGACAAGGTGACGCTACCGGCAATCACCGCCGAGGAGGCTGCCGGCATCCTGCGCAGCGAGCTGGCGCCCTTCGCCCTCGACAACGCCCTCATCCGCGAACAGATCGCCGGGGCAACCATCAGCGTGCGCGTTGACAAGAAGTCGCGCAGCTACATCAGCATGGGCCGCATTATGGCCCAAATCCGCGAGATCCGCGAAGGGCTTGCAGCCCGGACGGATGTCGAGAAAGCAGTCCCCACAAATGAAGCAGCTTCTTGAATCCATCGCACTGATCCTCATAGCGGCGGCCATCTGCGCCACGGACGCCCACGCGCAGCAGAAACCGGAGATTACCGGCAGCTATGCCGGAATGCTTGGGCCCCTGCACATCACCTTGCAGATCCTGCCGCTGCCTCGCGCCCAAAGCGGCCTGACGGGGCTGCTGGCCACGCCCGGAGCTGGAGATCGCGCCGGCATCCAGTGCACCGACTTTGAGCGCAGCGGCCGCGCGCTCAGCTTCCGCGTCCCCGCGCTGCGCGCAACGTGGCACGGGATTGTGGCCGACGACGGCAGCCTGAACGGCACCTGGGATCAGGGACGCCGCGAAGCCCTCAACTTCCAGCGGGAAAGCAGGCCGCGGCCATGAACCTGCCCAACGAGAAACCGAATCCCTTCTACTACCAGCCCGGTCCGGACTTCCCCGGACGCGGCGATCTGATAGTCAGTAGCCGCAATCATCAGGATGCCGCGCCCGATTGGTGGCAGCGCCTGATGCGCTGGACGCCCACCGATCGCCAGTTGGACAGCTTCACTGACTGGCTGATGCGCGCCGCGCCGGTCGCCGATCGCCTGCTCAAAACGGCCGTGGTGCTGGCCGTGCTCTATCTGCTGCTCAGCTTCGCCAAGGTGTTTCTTCCTTACGGCCCGGGATGGATCGGAGGCGCGCGATGAAGACGTCTCTGAAGTACGCCCTAGTAGCCCTGGTCTTTGCCGCCCTGGTTTGCATCATCGTGCATCTTGTCAATCTTTCCGGCTGCTCTTTTCCGCCCGACAGACTCACCTGGGGAGGCGCGCGATGACCAACCGCAACCAAAATGCCATCGACAGCCTCGGCGGCTTCCTCACAATCTTTTTCCTCACACTCTGGGTCGGGGCGCTGGGCTCGGCCGCGGGTCTGCTGCTCTGGCTGGCCTCGCAGATGCCGCAGGGGGTGCGGCCATGAAGACAGGGGTCAGAGATCAGGGGTCAGGGGTCAGG